AGATTCAAATGTACCATCTTCTTGTCTAACACCGATAGAGTATGGTTGATAACCAGCTCTAAAGAATGCATCTCTTTCTGCTTTGTTACCTGGAGCTCTACCAGTTATAATATAATTACCAGTACCATCTCCAGCACCATAAGCAAAATTAGCAAATGTATACATTAATGTAGAACCAGTCATAATCTTAGCCATAGCTAATTGTTTTTTTGCTGGTCCATTCTTACCCATAATATCTCTTCTTACTGATGGCATAAATCCAGCTAACATAGGATTTCTTTTTGAGCTTTCAAAAAATATGTTCATTACAGTTTTGTAAAATGGAACAAACAATTTTACTGCTGGTTCGTTCATCATACTTTGCATATTTTTAAAAACACCAGGAGGTAGATCTCCTTGGAATGTTCCTTCTAACATTGATGCTTTTACTTCATCTCTTGTTATTCTGTCTGGATCTGCAAGAGTTTTTACTCTAACTGCTTGTGCTTGTTCTTTTGTACCACCCTCTGATAATACTTTATTATATCTTTTAGTTGCTAATCTTTCTAACTCCATATTAAAAAGTACACCTTTAAAAAACTCATCTTCTGCTACTAGCATTCTACCTGGAAATCTAACAGCAGTACCAAAATATTCTAACATCATACCTATAGCAGAATGTTTATATTTTTCTGGCAATACATCTTTAGTTATTGCTTTTCTTGGAGGTAGATCTAATTTAGTTATAGCAGCTCCACTTTTAAATCCTTCTGCTGCATTGTTCATTCCTATTTGTGTTCCATACAAAGTACCTCTAATCATATCAAATACTTCATTAAACATAACTCCATCTGGACTACTCATAAATGGTATCTTGTTTATTGTTGCTGCTGTTCCATATTCAAAAACTCTAAGTAAATTAAATCCTAGGTTACCAGTTATATTTACAATATGAGTTATTGGTGACATCAATCTAGAGTTTACCCAAATCTCTACCCATCCATTAGCAAACTTACTAGCCAAACCATCTTTAGCAAATTTGGTAACTTGATCTTCTCTTAACATTAAAAAGTGTGTTGATAGATTTTTAAAATCTTCCGGATCTTTTATTTTAGCTCCATAATTTTCTTCTAAGTATCTTGTTATATCTTCTACACCTTGTAAGTTTACAGCAAGATCTGGTTGTTCTTTTACTATCTCTTGAGATACTCTCATCTTTCTAGCAGCACCAGATAAATCACCAGCAGTACGAGCATAGATTTGTCCATACAAAACTAATAATTTATAAAACTCTTGCATCTCTACTTCAGATGCCTCTCCTCTTTTACCTTTGTCTGCAATAGATGATAATTTTTTATAAAGTATTTTTGTTTCCATCATACCTCTAACCATTACTTCTAGAGGTAAACTCTCTCCAGGTTTACTATTTAATATTTTAAGATACACATCCATTCGGCCCATTCTTGCAGCCTCATCCATAATATCTTCTACTTTTATTTTACCACCTTTAGCTTTTATTAATTGGTCTTGGAATATAGTATTGACAGCATCAGCAAATGATCCTGGATTGTACATACCATTTGCATCTTTATCTAATTCTTTGAAAATAAATTTCATAGATGTATTTTTCTTTTGCTCAGACAATTCACCTATGCCAAATTTATTTAATACATCATTTACATCTTTAATTTCATTTTCACTAAATTCTCTAAATGTTACTGTTCCAGAACCTTTATCTATTTCAAAATCAGTATCTTCATCAATCTTGTTAAGTATTCTTTTATGATTTTCTTTTATCTCTTTTTGAGTTTCACCTTTAGGTTTTATGTCATCTTTTTTTATTTTAGGTTTTATTTTAAATACATTAGCAAGTTGTAAATATTCTTCTTGCTCTGCATCTAAATTTTTAGTTTCGAATACTGCTGGTTCAACTACAGTTTTAGTTGTATCTTCGTTATCTGATTTTAAAGGTATTTCTTTTTTACCAATATCAGATACTACTCCTTCTTTTTTTTCTAAAAAAGATAAATCTGGACTATCTAGACTTTGTTCAGCTATTGATTTTGTTGGAAGATCCTTCGATGTTATTGCCATTATTCGGTTCCTCCTTGATCGATTTCTCCTTCAACTTTTTTGCTAGTAGAGCTCCCAGTCGAAATGCTTTTGCCCTGTCCTCCAGAGTTCGAAAACTCTGAGATGAGGAGTTCGATTTTTTCTGCTCTGTCTTGGAGAGCTTTTTCGTAATCTCTGACATCATTTAATCCTTTTGTTTTTGCTTTTGTTATATCATGATCTCTGATCTGATTAAAGGCCCAAATTGCTGCTTGTGTTTCTTTTGGTGTCCATCCTAATTCATTAGCTATTTCAGTAACTATTTTCTTACCTTCAGCCATATTAAACTTACTTACTTGAGCTTTTTCTCCAAATATAATTTGTATCATGTGTCTATCCATAACTACTACTTCATCTGTACCTTCTTTCATAGCCTCTACAAAATCTGGTACTTTATTACCAGCAAAATAAGTTGATACACCAGTAGATACTTCTGTAGGTCCTTTACCCATTCTTTCTCTTATTTGTTTATCAGATGCTAATACACCAGTAGCACTTGCATCAGATCCATCTAATCTTCTAAGATTACCTACAACACCACTTAACAATGATAGATGATGCTCAGTAGCATTTACAGTATTTTTATCTAGAGCTTTTAGTTTTGCAAAAGATCCATGAGTTTTAAAATATTTATATGCTAACATTGCTCTTTCTATATTTTCGTCAACACTAGCTTGTTGTGATGTAATAGCTATTAACTCTTCAAAAAAATCTGCGTCATCACCAAATAGTTCTTGTAATATTGGTTTATGTCTTACATACCAATCTTTACCACTCTCTGCTATTTTAGCACCAGCAATAAGATCTTCTTTACTTGTTGCTAATTTTAATGGTTCTTTAGTTTGTTTGTATGGATTGTCCGGTACTTCAAAATAAGTTCTGTATGTACCATCTTCTATTGATTTTGCTAGATCTCCATCTGGGTTCATAGCTGCACCAAGTGAAAGATTTTTAGTCATTTCTTTTGGATTTTTCTTGTACAGTCTTTTCATTTGATTACCAAACAACATTAAGAAAGGACCAAGAGCCTCGAATGCTGGAGCTATAGGAGCATCACCTTGTATAGCTTTCCATTTCTCTGCTAGTACATCATCTGCACTAACTCCATCTGTAATATCTTCTGGAGTAGATAAATAATTAAAATATCTAGCTGCCATACCTTCTGCCTCTTTCATGTTTATATCAAACATATTTGCAAAGAATGGTGCAATAGATCCTGTTAAATTACCTTCACCAGCCACTTGAGCTGTACCTACTGCTGCACTTTCTGCTGAAAAGGCTCTAATAAAAAATGGAACAACACCTCTTGCTTTTATAAGTGTATTAAATAATTTATAGTAACCAGCACCAGGTATAAGAAACTGTCCAACTCCTTCACCAAAACCTCCGGCCATAGTTTCTGTTTCACCTACATATTCTTTTATAGTTGGATAAACTTTATTAGCATAATATTCACCTATCTCATTAACAATACCATCACCCTCTGGATCTATTTTTGCCATAGTTGTAGGACCAAGAATGTATTTTTCTAAAACAGATGCACCTAATGTAGCTGCACCTTCTGTCATTTTAGCAACACCTATAGGTAAACCTTTTGCAAAATCTTTTCCATAATAACCAATATTTTCAAACATAGTTCTTTCTGTAGGTTCATAACCATTAACAGTTAAATTGTGAGATCTATCTTCATTTTTAATATCCAGGTATTTTAAGTATTGTTCTTCAAGACTACTCATTATCTACCCTCTCTTTCATATAATCCAATAAGTTTATCAATCTCACCTATCATTAGATCTATATCATCGTTTGTCATATTACCTGGTCTTGATATTGTTTCATCTCTTAGACCAGTACCAAAATCAAATTTATCTTCAATCATTCCACCTTCTGGTATCATTTTTATATTTTGTATTATTCTTTTTAAGGATCTTAAATTATCGCTAGAATATAAAAATGTTTTACTAACAGTAAATGTTGTAATGTTATTTAGATCTGGATCAGATGCTTTTACAAACTTTATAAATTCTGGTGATGCTAAACTAAACAATTTACCACTTGTTGTTTTGTAATTAAGTAAACTGTTTTCTGATTTTTGTATTAATATTTTTCTTTCATTAATTACTGTTTGATCGTCAACAAGTGTAGCTGCAAAATCTCTAAGTTCTTTTACAGATATACCTGGGTTATTAATATAATGTTCGTATAATTTACCAGATGCAATTCTATATACTTCAAATTTTTCATCTGTTGCTTTATTTTCATCTAATACAACTAAATCTGTTTCTGGATAACCTATAGCTTTTTTAAGTTGTGCATCTGCTGTTTTAAATGCAGCAGACTTTCTTTTTTCTATGCCTAATATTAGGAACGATTTTTGTTTGCTAGTAATTTTTCTATCTTTCCATTGTGCATTAACATCTTCAATACTTAAAGAGCCACTTACTAAATCTACTTCTAAACCTAAATATATTTCTGGATCAATAAAACCACCGGCTGTTTCTTCTTCTTCTAAATCTTCTATTAGTTCTACTGCTACATCTTTATCTATTTTTTTCATTTCATCGACTATCTTTTTAGCAGTAGGATAATCGTTATCTAATTTTGCCTGGTAGTAATCTATCTTCATATTACTTACTACTGTACCATTATCAATTTCTTTTGCTTTTTCTCTTTTCTCCTCATCTGCAATAATAAGATCTCTAAATTCTCTTGCTTGTTTTCTAAACTCTCTTTGTTCATTTTCTGGTAAAGAGTTATAAATTTGTTGCATACCTTTATTACCATTAAAGTTACCACTTGTAACTTCATCTACTATTTTAACAGCATCTTCAGCATCTTCTTTAATATCTGGTTGATCATAGAATGTTGTAAGAAAATTCATTTTTTGTTTGATAACTTCTTTATCCCAATCAGATGACCAGGTATCTATATTTTTGTAACCTTTTAAAATTAGCTCTGCTTTTACTCTGTCTTTTTCTAAATTTAAATGTTCATCAATAGTTATTTCTCTTTCTAATATTGGATTATCTGGATCTGTATCATCGTAAATTTTTACTGTTGGTCCATAAGCAACAAATGATTTAGCAATATTATTTACACTTTCTGTTGCATATTCTTTTGTAACACTATCTTTAATAGCTTTGTTTTCTTTTATCTTTGTACTTAAAAAAGAATTGTAAGAAGTATTAGCCATAGTTGCTAATTTAGCTTTTACTGTTACAGCTCCTTCAGCATCTATTTCTAAAAATGATTTTGTGTAACCTTCTACTATTGCATTTAGTTCACCCATGTATTGATCTTCTGAATAATTAAATGTTGTTGCATTCATTTCTAGTTCAGACATTTTTTTAGATGCAGCCATTTGTACATCAGCAGCCATAAAATTAACTTGTGCTGCTCTAACTGTTGCATCATAAACATTTGAACCTTTAGGTAATAGTTCTAATCTTTTTTGTGGATCTGCGTTTAGATATTGACTTACCTTTAATGGATTTTCTGCTGCATACTCATATGCTTTTATTTTACTAACATCTTCTGTTTTACCGGTAGCAAATGACAATAGTTGATTTAATCTTTGATCAAGACCACTCTCAACTCTATATTGTTCAAAACCAATACTAGGAAATCCATATGCTTTTATATTAGTACCTTCAAATATTTTTCTTGCCATTATCCTGTTTCAACCTCTGTTGTAGTAGTTTTGTTTTTTTTAAAAATATCTGGCATTTCCATACCTTCAAAACCACCAGCTTGTCCTATAGTTCCAATGTCTGTACCTAATCCAAATATGGCTCCCATGATACCAGCTTGTTTTGCTGCTTTACCAGCCTCTTTTAAATTATGAAATTCTATTAATCCTAAATTGTTTGCAAGTTCTTGATTAATTAATGCAACAGAAAAATCTGCTGAACCAGATCTTAGAGATGCTATTTGAGCTATCTCCATAGAACCTTCCATTGGCATAAAACCACTTGCACCACCTTTTGCTATAAGAGTTGATAAAGATTTATTAGTTGCTTTTAATACTGCAACTCCATCTTCTTTTGCCTCTACTTCTTTTGATTTGTATTTTAGTTTAGCAACATCAGCTTGTGCATCATAATAAGCCTTTTGAGCCATACCAGCTTGATAGGTTGCATATGCTTTACCTATTGATGATACTACTGCTACTATTGCCCAAGGGTTCATTGTCCAACACTCACTTTAAATTCTACTCCCAATAATGTAAAAAACAAAGGTTGTGACTGGGAGAATGTCATCTGTCCTTGTCTATCATATCCTAACATTGGTTTCCTTCTTTTTAATCCTGTAAAAAATTCACCGGCTGTAAACACAAAATCATTACCATTTAATTTAAGATTTTGCGAGAGATATAAATTAACACTAGCCTCTAGTATTCTTTTCTTTTGAGCTAAAATATTACCACTTGATAGTTTTAGTTCTACAGGCATTGTTTTTATTTCTGGTGTATAATTTATTCCTACTTCTACATAACTTGTTGGAAGAGTAGTTATAACTGCCTTACCACTAGATACTGTAATATCATTATGCATACTATCATCTATAATAACTTTTAATGTTTGGCCTTCTAAATGAGATAGACCAGTTAACTCTGCACCTACCGGAGTATTTGCAACTCCACCCATAGCAGCATGAGATGAACATTGGTAATGTAAAGTAGGAGCTCCACTAGCTACAACAATTTGTGTAAAGGCCCCAGCTTGTCCTGGAGTACCATTGGTAGTTACACCAGTAGTATAAGCTGTAGTTTTATTAGCATCTAAATAAAATCTAAGAGGATGACCAGAGTTGCTACCATCTGATTGATCAAACTTATAAGTATGTCCTTCGTATAAATTAAGTGTAGGTTGTTGTGAACCATCTATAAAATACTTATTAGATCCAGATACATTTTGTACTGTTACTGCTTTTGTAATTGTAGATGCGTTAGTCAAACTAGATCCACTAAATAATTTAGCACTATCTGTTGTATTATCATCGTTAAAACATTCTACATTATAAACTGTTGCACTATTGATAGTTCTTTTTACTACAAAATAAATATGATCAACATCTACTGCAACATTTTCAAACTCTCCACTTGTTGTAGATAAAGATGGAGCTATAACATTTTGTCCTCTAAGTATTGAGTATGTAGCTAAGGATCCATCATTACCATTTACTATTAATAATAAATCACCATCATCAGTTGATGTAGCTTTTCTTAATGCCATATCACTAGGTGATTTTAATAAATGAGATGATAGTAAAGATATATTGTTTGATATGTATGATAACTCTACATCACTAAATAAAAACTCTCTTAATGATTTACCAGATCGTTGAATAAAAAGAGTTCCACTTTCAGCTCCAACTGGTTTGATACCTTCTTGAGCTCCTCTTTTTGTTGCACCATTAATTACTACATTAGAAGGAGTAATAGGATCTAGTGTTGATTGTGGTAAAAAAAACTCTCCACCTTTTGTAAAGATTTGTAAATCTCTTCCAGAAAACATTCCTGTAATAGCATTAACACTATCAGTTGCTATGGTTACATCTATAGCATCATCATCTAATCCTTCTCCAGGATTAAAATCAAAAAATCTTGCAACTCTAGAACCAAAGATTGTATTAGGTCTAGATTTAGATCCACCAAAATATAATCTACTTTCATGAAATGTAACTGTTCTAGGATAGCCTCTACTATTGGACCAGGCTACTTCGTAACCACTTTCTAAAAAAGTTGATCCAGATGCTATTGCACTCGTATTAAAAAAAGGTATTTCAACTATTGCCTCTACAGATGTATTAGATACAAATCTAGTTATTCTTGCTCTTCCTAATCCATCATTAGTTTCAACATATTGATTGACATGGCCAGAATTAAAAAAAGATCCACCGGCAGTTAAAGTTATATTTCCATCTACAGCACTAGGAGTAATAGTTTGATTGATTGTTGTGTTAGTAATACTAAAAGCATGAAATGGAGTATGATCAAAAGTAATATCTGATATTGTCCAGGATGTATCATTAGCTCCTCTTACTATTTTTTTAGGAGCCATATCTTCATGTACTACAATAAGAGTATCTGCTGATTGTGTAAAATCCATAGTAGATAATCTTGCAGAAGTAATTGTTGTAGTTAAATAATCATTACCGGATGAATTAATGTTTGTAAGTAAAACTTTGTTTTTGTACACATACATTCTGTTATGAGTAAACAGTAACATATAACTTTGTGTTGTAGAAAATTCAAAAGGTACTAACTTAACTCCATCTTGTGGGTTTGCTGTTGATGGTATTGTACTTATGAATTGTAAACCTGGTCGTCTTTCTGCACCACCTTGTGGTTGGATAAGTATGTTACGAGCCTTTTCTAGGCCATTGTAATATTGATTTATATCTATTCTTGATTTTAGTAATGGATCTAGTTCACCAGTTGTAAAGTTTGTTTGTATAGTTACAGCTCTGCTCATTATCTAACATCGGTCAATGGGAAATCTGTTATTGTATAATTAGGTTTACCTCTGCCATCGACATTAGTAGCTTGTCTAAAATATCCACCTCTACCATTTTCTGGTTCAGTTCCTACAGCGACCTTCCTCCAATAATCTGATTTTGTTATTTGATCTGTTACTGGTTCTGCAAGATGCCAGGCCATCATATAAACTAATAATTGTACAAAATAAGAAGGCATCAATCCCTCTGTAATTACACTAGAAATATAATCTACATAAATATTTTCTTCATTTGTAAATATAGCTGGACCAGAATTAGTATATGCTAATTCATAACTTTGTATTGGCAACACTCTTGTTGAGCTTGAATTGTAAACTTGTAATGGAGTACCAGATAAAGCATTACTTGGTAACTTATATTCGTATGTCCATTCATTGACCGGAGTAACACCGGCTGTTTTAGATAATTGTTCTTTTACTAATGCAAAAGACCATGGATACATTGACAAGGTATTTCTTTTTACTGTTTCATAAATATTATTACAAACAGCAGCAGCATCATTTGTTGTATCAGTAAACGATGATATTGTATCAGCACCTAGCAAATTTAATGCCTGGTTACAGATTTTTACATTTGTATCTCCACTTGCCATAATAAACCTTTACTAAAGGAAGAGGCCCACTTAGGGGCCTCCTCACATTTATTTATTAGTCTGCGTCTGCGACTGTAATAGCTTGTCCATCAGAAACATCTACTACACCACTAGCATTACTTAACACTACTACCATATTAGCAGTAGGAGTATTACTGTCGTATACATAGATTAAATCTCCAACTTTCAAAACATCACTAGCTGAGTTAAAGTACCCAGATGTGTTTACAGTTGCGATAGCATCTGCTGATTTATAGCTCCACATTTGAGGAGCAGTTCCAGCTTTTGATTGACCACCTATTGGTTGTAGTCCACTTTGTGCATAAGCCATAATTATTCTCCTCTCCTATTAGCTTTCATCACAAGTTATTTTTACAATACCTTCGTCATCGATAGCTACTGCACCAGCACTAAACATTGAGTTTACTAAGAACGAAGTTTTCTCCGGAACATAGTTGATCTCAGTTTTTTGTGCCATGTTAGTTGCCATACCAACTGCTGATCGATGGAATGCAAAAATTGACCTGTCATTTGTTGATAGAGGTAAGCCACCTTCATCCCTGTCGCCTAAGATATAAAATCTAAAGCCTAAGAATGTGTTGATCTCACCAGATACTAATGCCTTAATTGATGCAAAATCACCAGATATTGCTCTCTCATCACCTAGTAATCCAGATAATGAATTTGCATGACAAATGATATGTCTGTCGTCAAAAGGAACATTTTTTGCGTCAAGAGCTTTTTTCGCAGCTATTAACTTTCCAACATTCAAGTTTGAGTTCGCAGCACTACCAGTTGTTACTACATTTTTTGCAACAGTTGATGGTGAAGATGCAGCATTAATTGCATCGATTATTAATTGGTCCATTCTACGACCAATCGCCTTACTGACTACTTGGACAAGTTCTTGTCTTTCGTCAAAGTTTACCTTCGCTTGGTGGAAGATATCTGAGTATTCAGCAGCATTGTAATCACTCATTGTAGCTGTAACTTGCGAGTAAGTTACATTCAATGGAGTAACATCTGTCTGTGGAATACGAGCAGTTGCACTTCCTTTTCCTAACTTAGGAAACTTATATGTTTGCCCTTGTACACCTTGTCTTAGCCTTACACATCCAAGAATTGAGCTTTCACCTTGGTATGCTTGTTTTACCTCAGCATCGAACAAAGTAACGAAGGCATTCGTTATTGATTGTGCCATTGTTTCTCCTTTGTTAACACATTTATTTATTTACACTCAGTTGTCTGGTAAAAAAGCCAGGCTGACATTAGTGTACTTTCACACTAGCCAGAAGGCCAAAAGAAATTTTGGTTATCTCCGATTACAAATTAATCGTTTTCGAAACAATAATCAAGTCTTATATTTCGCCTGTATTAACTTTTCCTGGAAAGGCTCTAGCAAATTGTTCTTCTACTTTTCTTCTAAAGTTCGCATCTGTTTTGTATTTAGGATCTTTTACTAAATCATACAGTTCATCATTACTAGGTAATCCATCTACATCTATAGGTGATGTTGGTATTGTTTGTTCTCCATAATACTTTCTAACTTTGTTCAAAGCATTAATACCATTTGCTGTAGCAGCGAATACTTTAAACTCGTTAAAATCTTCGTCTGACCATACACCTTTTGCTACTAAACCTTGGCCCCATGTTTTGATACCTTTAATAATTTGATCTGCATTAGGACCTAAAGACTGTGTTTCTTGTTCTATATTAATAGTATCTTCTTCTTCTTGAGCTACAGATAGTTCTTTAAATTTACCTACAAGTTCATTAAATGCACCTTGAGTAGGTTTATATTTATCTGCCCACTCTAAAAAATATTGTGCTAACTCATCGTTATCTACATCAACATCTTCTAATGCATCCATCTCATATTCTTTAGGAGCTTTGTGTTTACCCATAGAGAATTGTTTTTGTAACTCAGTATAAGAATTATTTAACTCTTCTACTTTTACTCCAGACTTAGGATCCCAAAATTTATTTTCTAAATATTCTGGTTTTTCTAATTTTTCTTCTTTTTCATTTTCGTATGTTTTATCTTCTGCTTTCTCTTCTTCTTTATGAGGTACAGAAGTTTCGTTTGGATCTTGTTCTTCTGGTTGATCATTAACAGGAACATTAGACATCAAACCTTCTTCTTGTTGTAAGTTTTCGTCACTCATGATTTCGCCCTTTCTATGCGTTGTTGTATTTCTCTGATGACACTATTTTGTCCTTCTCTAACATAACCAAAAGAGCTGTCACCACCAGGAACCCAAGTAGGTTGTTCTAAAGTTTTTTTTATTAAAAACTGTAAACACTTCTTACCTTCCTCTGTTTCGAATGTTCTAGCAAAAGATTTATCGATTGCAAATTGTTCATCCTTTTGTTCTATTGGTTTGTTTGTTCCTAAAATTTCTAATCCATCCCAGCCTTGTTTTGCCATTATGCACTAACCTCTCCTTCAACTGCTGTTGCCGGTTCTTGCACCGGAGTTTCACTTGGAGGAGGTGGAGGTGCAGCCGGAGCTCCACCACCTTGATCAAAAGCTGCTGATGCTTGTTGACTAAACATCTGCATACTCTGTTGTACGATAGCCTGTTTTTCTTCCGGACTATTTCTTAAACTAGATGGTATACCTAATTTATCACCTATAAACTCTGCCATACTGTCTGGTTTTATTTCTGCTACACCACCAGGGCCTAATGCATTTGCTATTTGGAAAAATTGCATAACTTCATTTACCTCTTCTAAATTTTGTGCTTTCGCTAATGGACTTACAGGCACTACCTTAACCTCTAAGCCATTAACTTTTAAAGGGAGTTGTATTAAACCTTTTTCATCCATTATACCTAAAACTCTTGATACAATAGGAACCATGGTTTCTGTTATCAATCGACCAAATGCTGCACCAAGATTTTGTGCAAGTTCTTTCATTCTCTCGACAATCTCTGTAGCAGATCTAGCTGACATATTATCTGGAGGTAGTGTGTCATCTAACAATGTTTTTTTAATATTCATTCTTAGATCGTTGATAACAATTTGTGAAACATTGAAGTCACCAGATCTTGGTAATGGAGCTAATGATGCACCTTGTGGTCCACCATTTCTTGCAACAGGAATAATCGATCCAGGAGCTATTCTTATATTAGATGGATTTATTACTCCATCATCTGCTGCTGTATAAACACCACTACAAGCTATCGATGCATTTTTTAATAATAATTCTAAAGTTTTGTTTAATGTTTTTACATCTGGTATTGCAGTAACTAATGGTCCTCTACCAAATACTTCACCTGGTATCTTCATATATCTTGCAACAATCCATGGAGTATTTTTCATTCGTCTAAATACTAACTCACTTTTAGTTGCGTCATGTATAATATGATAACAATAATCTTTTCTTTCTGTATCTAATATTACAGCCTCAGTAAGTTCTATCATTTCTTGAGGTTTGTTTTCTATTGTTCTTTGTAATGATGGTGGAATATCTGCATCTGGATATTGTCTAGATAATGCCTCAGCTCTAACTTTATATTTTCTATAAACATTATCTACAGTACCATGTGGTCCTTCTTCTAATGCAATTAAGTATTGTGGTACTGGTGTAAATTGTATTGGATTAATATCATCACCAGGTTGTATTAACATAACTGCTGTACCCACACAGAGATCAAGCAAAAATTCACCTATAGCTAAATCAAAATTAGATTGTCGGAGGATTGTAAACATTTTATCTAAATATAAATC